CACCGCGTCGACCGCGTCCAAATCAAAAAACGCTACTAGGTACCGCAATGCGTCCAGACCGTGATTGTCCTTGTCGACAGGCTCCTCTCCTTTCTTCCTGTTGTTCGCCAAGTCCCAGACATACCCGTCGATTTCTTCCTCGGTGCAAGTCGGCTTCTTTTGTTCCACCATCATTGGATCGCGCTCAACGAGCGCGTCTCGAAAGAAAAACAGTCTCGGGCGGCCGTCGCCGGCTTTATTGAACCGGGAGGCGACGGCTTGAATTCCCGGACTTTTATCCTTCTTGGCCGCCCAGGTCTCCATGCGCAGGTGCTTTTCAAGCGTGGCCCGGTCTTCGGCATCATGATCGCACACGATTTGCTTGGGCCTCGGTTCGTCCTGCGATAGAGCGAGCATGAGCTTGGCATGATCCTCCACCAGGCGCTGGCTTTGGTAGACTTCGCGATAGCGGTAAAGCCGGCCATCGTAGTCCTGGGCCCACCACTGGCAAACGAACGGGTTGGTGTACCCGAAATCTACGGACCAAAACCGTGGCCAATCTGAGGGAATGACAAAGCGGTCGATCAGGTGAAGGCCCCGATCCCACCCGTCGTAGACAGCACCCTCAGCCTGAATCCAGCGCCCATACCGCAGCCGGTCCTTGCGCGGCCCTGTGAGCGCATCCAGCTTGGCGATGTATTGGGCTCCGCGGACAGTCCAACGCTTCTCTGTTCCATCCCATAATTCAGGGTTGTCCTCGTGCTGGGATTCGAGCAAGGTGGTTCGGCCTCGATCGCAACGGCGTTTTAGCCAATGCATTGGCGTGTCGGGATTGGTGTCGGCGATAATTTGCTGATAGGGCAGCACGCCGTGGCGAAGGCGCGTCGTCAGCGCCTCCCAATCGTCCTCTTCCAATTCGATGGCCTCCTGCACGAAAATCAGGTCATAATCGGTGCTCATGATGCGACTGGCTTTGTCCAAGCCGCCCAGCACCAGGATGGAACCGTTGGGGTAGGGATAGGCCTGCCGATAAGCGCGGCCTGCACCGTCCAAGACAGGATGATGGATCGGCACCACCTTGTCCTCGAAGGTCACGAGCGCCGATTCGGTCAAGGAAGCGCGGGTCTTGCGAACGATCAGGCCGCGCATGGTGGGATATTTTTCGGCGAGATAATGCATTTTCTCCAGGCAGCTTCTCGACTTGCCCGTGCCGGCCGGCCCGGAAATGGCAACCTCCGAAGCCATGCACCACCACAGTTCTCGAGCGGCGCCGTATGGCAAGTAGGGTCTCTGTCCCGCCTCAGGCCGGGGCATTTTCGGTTTCGGGAGGATGATCGGGGTCAAATAAGTACGCCTTATAAAAAGGTTGTCCGCCTGTCGTATGGTCCAACTTCTTCGGAGCGTCGAGCCCCAAGATGGCCCGGCGCTGTTCTGCACACTTGAGCAGAATGGCCAAATAGCGAGGGTCTCCGACCTGTCGCTTGGTCCTCTTTTTGACTTTGTCCGGCTTACCTTTTCCTCCTTGGCTTGTTCCGGTGACTTCCATCGTTTCGCCGTCCTTGCATGAGCGTTCCCAGGCCAGCCAGGCCTTTTGTTCAATCTCCGCGATCTTGGCCAGCTCTTCATGTTTGGCCGCATCCCAGTCCTCGATGTACCTATCCCGCCAAAGCTTGCGAATCCGCTTGAAGTCCCTGGAGATCTGCGCCTTGTCGACTCCTAACTCCCGGGCAATTTGGCTCAAGCAGCGCGTGCCGTGGAGGTACAACTCGGCCACTCTTAGGCGGCGAGCTTCGATGCGGAGTTCTTCGGCAGCACTTCGTGGCATGGCTTTGGATGCAAGTTAGGAGTCTGAAATTAACCGGTTTTCCGAACGCGTCGCGAACGAGCCTGGGTGAGCGATTGCCGAACTGCTTTTAATCCCGTGAAGTTTTGCCAGCGTTGGACGATGACGTCGCAGTAAGCCGGGTCGATTTCCATAACGAACGCTCGCCGACCGGTGTGCTGGGCGGCCATCAAGGTAAAGCCACTGCCGCCAAAGGGGTCGAGCACGTTTTCGCCGGGCCGGGAACCGTACTGAATGGCGCGCGCGGCCAGTTCCACCGGCTTCTCGGTCAAATGCTGCATGCTCTGGGGGTTGATTTTCTTAACCGACCAGACGTCGCTGATGTTGGGCGGTCCAAAGAATTGATGGGCAGCGCCTTCTCGCCACCCAAAGAAACACCATTCATGATCGCCCATGAAACATTTTCGACTGAGCACCGGATGCATCTTGTGCCAGATGATCTGCTGCGAAAAATATAGGCCCGAGGCTTTCAAGGCGTGCGGATAGTTGGCAATGTTGGAATATCCGCCCCAGATAAAGAACAGCCGCCCCGGCAGCAGAACTCTCGCCACATTCCCAAACCAGGCGAGCAACATTTCATTGAAATCCTCATCCGACAAAAAGTCGTTGGTCAGCGGCCGATCCTTGGGCCGCAGCTTTTTGGTTGTTGGCTGAGATTTCTTCGGATGCCGTTTCAGATCGAATTTTTGATGATGTCTAGGTCCAGAGAAAGAGCTCAAACCTGCGGCGATGGCGTTGTTTGACCTTGGCTCGCATTTCACGTTATAGGGCGGGTCGCAGTTACATAAATGAACCGGGGCGCCATCGAGCAGGCGGTCAAAGGCCTCAGCCTTGGCCGCATCTTCGCACAAGAGGCGATGGTCACCAAGAATGCATAGGTCGCCCGGGCGTGTGACTGGGTTCTCGGGAGGCTCCGGCACTTGGTCGTCAGGTATGTCCAGAGGCAGTAGTTGTTCGATGTCGGCTTGGGAAAACCCGGTTACTTCTAGGTCGATATTCCCAGCGTCCCTGATCGACTGTAAGAGTTGGGCGAGTTTATCTTCATCCCAACTTGCCAGTTCGGCCGCACGGTTGTCGGCAATGGCGCGGGCCGCTGCGGCTACGTCGTCCTCGTCGACAACCAAAGCGGCGATCCACTCCCAGCCCAGGCGCTGGGCAGCCAGCAGCCGCCCATTGCCCTTGCGGACGATCATGCCTTGCTTCTGGACTACAAGGGGCTGATCCTGTCCGAACCGCGACAGACTCTTCATGATGGCTTCGACATTCTCCTCCGAGTGCAGTCGGGCGTTGTCGGGGTCGAAGTTGATCGAGGAACGCCGAATGGCCAGGGGACGGAGGGCCTCCGCGATGTGCGATAAGTCCGGCATTGCCCACGGTTGGGATCTTGGACCTCCGTTGCACGTTGCGTCCTTGGTGAACGATTTCGCAATACAAGTCAATTTGTGTCTTTTTTTGTTCACCGCATACCTCCATTTAGGGACCGGGCCGGCGCCGGCCCCAACGTGGGATCGGTGCGCAGGCTCGTAACTTCGATCATTTGCGTTTTGGGACAACGACCATTTCTTTGCATCAGCCGCTTGGCCGATGGCCGTGGCCTGCTCCTGGCATACCTCACCGATCAAGGGAAAATCGCTGAGGGAAAGGAATGCCAACACGGCTACGAGGCCGCTGGTGACCCTGATTTTGGGATCTGGGCTACCTTGAAGTGCAGCCTGATTCCTCTGTTGCCTCACCAGGTCAAGCGAATCGGCACTTTGGCGACTAAGGAGAGACGCTGTGAGGTTTGATTCCGTGGGTAGGCTTGTCATGGGACCCCTCGTAAGTGTGGATGCGGAATACTCGCCACCGTCACTTCACGTTTAGATGGCTTCGAGTGCAGCGCCACCGTTCACGGGGACATTATGCATCCTGGTTTGGACACTGAATTTGTCCGGAGGACTTATTCCAGAGGTATGAAATGCAAAGTCTTGAAATGCCGCGGCTAAACTAGCATTCTCATTCGAGACGGAAAAAATCGAAGCCCTTGACAAGGGTTATCCGGGGGAATTATTCCGACTCGTCGGAGTTCCTTTTCAGGCGCTTACGGTGGCGGTCTATCGCTTTGGCAACGTCCTTTTCATGCAAGCCTAAGACTTGAGCAAGATCAGCGAGTCGCTTGTGCTGTCCGGTTTTCCAAGCGTCAGAAATTCTCTTGTCCTCTTTTGCGTCCGTGTCGGGGGGCCTACCAGGATTCTGCTTTCCTTTCTCGGGCTTTGGTTCTTCTTCTGGGTTTCTGCCCAACAAATCACGATGCAAGATTATGGCTTTCCCTTCGATTCTCCAATACGCTGGATAATGAGCTTTCCGCCGTCGCAACGCAGCATTCACGAAAGCGTACATCTGATAATCGTCCAATCCAGCGATATGATTTAGAGTCCAGTGATATTCGCTTGCGAAGAAATCAATAAACTCGGCAGCAGTAGTCGGGACTTGCCCCGGAAACTGCTCCGCCAGCTTTCGCCACCTTGCTTTATTGGCGGCTTCAGCGTCAGCTATTACCTTGCCTAGTGCCTCTACAAAAACAGGTTCTTGACTGTCCATGGCCATGACGTGCCATTGCATGTTCTTAAGCACGCTCCAATGAAACACAGTTAGGAAAGCGTTCCGCTCTTCGGTAGGAGAGGCTCAGTCGTTCTATTATATCTGCTAGTCGATTTTGCTGGAACGGCTGGCTGGGATTCATGCTCCGCCCAAGGCGGCTTCTGGACCCAAATCGATTTGGTTGGTGCGCGGGCTTGTAATTCCAATCATTTACGTTGTGGGACAAAAATCATTTCTTTGCATCAGTCCTGATTAATT